GGTATGCTTCTCCTGCTTGTTGCTTATGGATTGCTATTGATTTTGATAATTATTTGTACGTTTATCGTGAACTGTATACCCAAAAGGTTACAGCAGATTTATTTGCAAGAAAAGTTTTAGAACTAGAACATGGAGAATATATAAAATATGGAGTACTGGATTCATCTACATGGGCAAGACGTGGAGATGCAGGGCCAAGTATAGCTGAAGCAATGATTAAAGAAGGCTGTAGTTGGAGACCATCAGATAGGTCACCTCGTAGTCGTATTAATGGTAAGTTAGAATTACATAAACGATTATATGTAGACCCAGATATTGAATACCCCGGTATATTCTTTTTTGAAAATTGCGTTAACACAATTAGAACACTTCCTTTACTACCAACGGATAAACATAATCCAGAAGATGTGGATACAGATGCAGAAGACCATGCTTATGATGCTTTACGTTATGGATGCATGAGTAGACCATTACATCCACACTCATTACAAACCCATTGGAATAGGAGAGAAGAAAAACCTTTTCAACCTGCCGATAAAACATTTGGATACTAATGAATATACCAGATAAGATAAAGATAGGTTATAGAGATTATAAATTAGAAGAATGGAAACAGACTGTTGCTAGTGCAAATGAAGCACAAGGACAGTTTTTTGCTAAAGAAGGAATTATCGGTTATACAGCCGAAGAAAAAGGAGTTTCTCATGCTAATACTTTACTCCATGAATGTTTGCACGCAATCATATATCAATGGAATATGGAATTAGATGATAAAGTAGAAGAGCTAGTAGTTAATGGTTTAGCTAATGGTTTAACAACAATATTTGTAGATAATCCAAAATTACTAGATTACTTCAAAGAAAAAATAAAGGAGGGCTAAATGCCACAACCAATATTGACAAAATATAAACAGGGCGACCTTGGTATGCCCTATCCTAAGAAAAAGGATAAAATGAAAAATCTTAACTTATCTGCTCATGGCGGAGAAGCTGACCCAGAGATAGCTACTAAAGATTATCCAAGCAAAAAAAACAATCACGTACAACCATCTTTTTTTAAGATGGCAAATGAAAAAGATTATTAGGAGGAAAGAATGCCACAACCAATTATGAAAAAATACAAACATGGTGAAATGGGTATGGAATATGGAATGCCATCAAAAGAAAAAATTCAAGGTGACATGCATAAAAAATATAGTCATGGAGAATTATCTGCTGATGTAGCTAAGAAACCAAAAGAAAAAATGGAATCTTGGTCAAAAGCAAAAATTACGCAAGGTTCACACAATAGTTAAAAATTAATATGGCTGAAATCGGAGTTGATGCACCGGATAACGAAATTAGTGGTCTGGCCGCATTAGTAAAAAAACGATTTGAAACGTCAGAACAAGCTCGTCACTTTGATGAAACTAGATGGCTAAAAGCATATCGTAATTATAGAGGAATCTATGGAAACGAAATGGCTTTTACCGAAAAAGAAAAATCTAAAGTTTTTGTTAAAGTTACAAAAACAAAAGTATTAGCTTCTTTTGGTCAAATCATTGAAGTACTATTTGGAACAGGTAAATTTCCTTTAGGAATTGAACCTACTTCAGTACCAGAAGGTATTGCGGAGTATGCACATTTAAAACCAAAACAACAACAGGAACAATCACAACCTGCAAATCCTTATGGATTTCCGGGTGATGGGAGAAGTATACCTGCAGGTGCAACAGCAGAAATATTAGGTGGTTTAGCAGAAGAATTAGGAAGTGCCGGCTTTGAAGAAGGCCCTGCTCCCGATTTAAAAACAATGCCACAAATAGAACCTGCAGCAATGGCTGCGGCTGAACTTGAAAAATATGTTCATGACCAATTAGATTCAACGCAAGCTATTACAGTTTTACGTCATGTATTTTTTGAAATGGCATTACTTGGAACAGGTATTTTAAAAGGCCCATTTAATTATAATGAAACAATAAATAGATGGATAGATAATCAAGAAACTGGTGAAAGAGAATATGCACCAGATACAAAATTAGTTCCTAAATTAGAAGCAGTATCTTGTTGGGATTTTTACCCAGACCCACATGCTGTTAATATGGAAGATGCAGAATATGTTATTCAACGACATGTTCTTAATCGCTCTCAAATGAGAGATTTAATTAATAGACCATTATTTAGAGAAGATGCTATTCGTGCTTGTTTTGAAATGGGTGAAAGTTATACTCCTCGTTCTTATGAGTCATCTTTACAAGATAGAGAAAATCAAACTGATTTAGATAAAGATAGATTTGAAGTTTACGAATATTGGGGCATTATGGATAAAGCTTTTGTTGAAGAAGCAGGATTATCTATGATTGAAGTAGAAGATGATATAACAGAAGTACAAGTTAATGCATGGGTATCAGCAAGTGGACAAGTATTACGATTAGCTCTTAATCCTTTTACACCAGAAAGATTACCTTATTCTGTTTGTCCTTATGAATTAAATCCTTATCAATTCTTTGGAATAGGTATTCCAGAAAATATGGATGATTCACAACAAATTATGAATGGTCATGCAAGAATGGCTATTGATAATTTAGCATTAGCAGGTAACCTTGTATTTGATATAGATGAAACTATGTTAGTACCGGGTCAAGATATGTCGGTATATCCGGGTAAAATATTTAGACGACAAAGTGGAATGCCGGGTCAATCTATACATGGAGTTAAATTTCCAAGTACTGCTACTGAAAATATGATGATGTTTGATAGATTTAGACAATTAGCTGATGAATCAACAGGAATGCCTTCTTACTCACATGGTCAAACAGGTATTCAATCTACAACAAGAACTGCTGCAGGTATGTCTATGTTAATGGGTGCATCTGCATTAAATATTAAAACAGTTATTAAAAATATAGATGATTATTTATTACGCCCTCTCGGAGAATCTTTATTTTCATGGAATATGCAATTTAATGAAGACTCTCCTAAAATAGTTGGTGATATTGAAATTAGAGCAAGAGGAACTTCTTCATTAATGCAAAAAGAAGTTAGGTCACAAAGACTAATGACATTTATGCAAACAGCATCAAACCCATCTCTTGCACCATTTGTTAAATGGCATACAATATTATCAGAAATTGCAAAAACGCTAGATATTGACCCTGCAAAGGTTATTAATGACCCAGAAAAAGCAGCAATATTTGCACAAATAATGGGAATGGTAAATGGAATACAAGAAACTGCAAGCAATGGTGGGCAGTCCGCTATGGGTGAATCTGGAGGAGTACCTACAGGAGCAAATCCAAACGACCCAACTGGGTCTGGAGGTGGCAACATCGGAACTGGAACTGTACCGCAAGCAGGGGAGTCTGGCTTCTCTGCGACAAATACTTAATTTAAGGGAGCAAATAAAAAAGAATGGAAGCATGGGTAACACCGGGAAGAGTTAAAGTACCACACTTAAAAACAGTGTGGAATCCAACTACTATGTCTTGGAGTATTGAAGAAACAACTCCTAATCCTCATGATTATGGAACTTTAGCTACTACTAGTCAAGCATATCAAAATATAACAACAGGAATACCTACAGATTATAATCAATATTCTGGTTGTCCAGTTGGTCATGTTATGGGGCCAGATGGAGTATGTAGACCAATAACAGGATTTCAAGAAGTTAATTTACCAGACCCTACAGACCCTACAGACCCTACAGACCCTACAGACCCATCAGACCCTTTTACTCCATCAAATCAATATGCAGGAGGAGAAGGTAGTGGTCAACAAACTGACCCATATAAAGAATACATGGCAAGTATAGGTACAAATAAATTTGCTAGTACAGGTAATGATTATAGTGCATTACCGGGTGGTATGAATAATTGGACAGATGAAGCTTTTTATGATTGGGGTTTAGATAAAGGCTATATTACTGAATCTGGAATTGGTGGGCCACAAGATTCTAAATTAAAATTTGGTATTTTTGGTGTTGGTGCTCAACTTATGAATGATAAAAAATTTCAATGGTGGAAAGATTCTGCTATTGAAAGAGGTCTATTAAGAGAATTTAGAGAAAAACATCCAACAGAAGGTGTTATATCAAAATTTGAATTATTAAAAAAACGAGGTGAAGGTGAAGGTTTTGGTGGTGGTAAATTATTAGATATTACTAAAGATAAAAATGTAGATGCTGAATCTACTTGGCAAAGTTTAGTAGTAGAACCTGTTAAAGAATACCCACTATATGATGAAAGAACTGTATCAGCTCCATATGATAAAGCTGCTAATGAACTTGCAATACAAGTTATTAATGACCAATTTTCAGATGAAGAAAAAAGATTAGCAGAATATGATAAAACAGGTTATTATACAAATAGATTTGGAGAAAAATTTGGGCCGGGTGCTGAAATAGGAATTCAAATATATCAAGCTAATCAGTTTTTAGAAGAATTAAAAGCACAAAAAACACAATATGAAGATGAAATACTTAAAGGATTTTCTACAATTACGGAAATGTTTGACCCATATCTTGGAGAATGGGTAAAAAAATCTCCGGGATTAGAAGCTGAAAAAAGAAGACGAGAATTATCAGAAAAATTATTAGCAGAACAGCAAGAGGAAACATCTATAATTAAACCAAAATTTAAACCAGAAGGTATGTTTAATATTGGAACTGATGCAGGTGATTCAGCTTATAATATGTCTACAGCACAAACAGGTCAATATATTGGTTCATCAGTTTATAAGAATCCAGATAAAGCATCTAATGTTGGCGGGCATTATCAACAAGATGGTACATTTATACAATCAGATGGTACAGTTACTACATTTGGTTCCATGTCTGATTCTATATATGCAATGATTAATGGAACTGCAGTTAATAACGTTTTAGATAGAACTTTTAAAAATAAAGGTTCGGCTAATGTTATGCATAATGTGGCTGATGAAATGCTTGAAGATGGAAAAATAACATCAGAAGAACATAAAAAAGTTACAAGTTATAAAAATAAAAATGATTATCAGCAAGATGGTAATAATACAACAATTCATGAAAATGGTACTGTAACTACTATGGGCAGTGGTACAACTGGAACAACAGTTGGAGCTGCAGGAGGTGGAGTTCCTACTGGCGGTAGCGGTGGACATCAAAATGCAGGTAATACTGGTTCTGATAGTAAAAAAGAAAAAATAATTTGTACAGAAATGTATAGACAAACTAATCTTAATGATTGGAAAGAAGCAATGAAACTTTGGTATTTATTCCAAAAGAAACATTTAACACCAACACATCAAGTTGGATATCATTTCTTATTCAAACCATTTGTAAGAGGAATGAAAAAATCAAAAATATTAACAGCAATTGGTTCTCATTTTGCTAAACAAAGAACAAAAGATATTAAACATATAATGTTTGGTACAAAGTTTTTTTTACTAGGTAGAATATATAGAATTATGTTTGAGCCAATCTGTTATATAACAGGCTTAATTTTAACACGTAAGGAGAAACTAGCATGGCAATAGGAGCAGGCGGAGGAATTATGGCAGGGCCTATGGGTACCCCAATGGGTGACCAACAACCTGTTGCAGCACCTCCAGTAACGGATAAACCAATAATGTCAGATTCTGGCGAAGATATGGCAACAGTACAAAATCAAGAAGCAATGGCTTCTACAAGTCAACTTGCAATGGCAATTGATAAAGTATCACCAGACGCAAAAGCAAGTTTAAGTAATATTACAAAAGGTCAAGCAGAAGCAATGACACAAGTCTTGGCTAATTTAGGAATTAGTCCAGAGGAATCTAAAGCTGTATTTCAAAATGCAGGTGTAGGAACAGAATCTGGATTAATCATTTCAACAGAAGAGGCAATAAATAATCCCGAAATGGTCAAAGCAAAAATTGACCAATTTTCAATGGCGATGAAAAATAAATCTGATGAAGGAATGATGGCTACTGATGCACCAAGTGGTGCAGAGGCAGCAACAATGAACAGAGTGCCACCTACACAACCTGTGTAGCCCCTCAAACCAAGGGCCACCTGTTCTTCCAACAGCACCCAAAAGGAGAATAAAATGGAAGAAAAAAAATTGGAACAAAATGAAGAGGTTACTGAAACTAAAAAAGATGAAGTAACTGAATTACTAGAACCGACTCCCTATCATAACAAATATAAAAATGAGTTAGATGAGGAGGATTCAGACGATACAGCTACCACTTCAAAGGACACTTCTTTAGAAGAAGAAGCCACTCCAGACGAAGAACGCCCTGTTAATGCTGAAGATAAGGTGTTTAAGAAAAGATATGACGACCTTAAACGCCACTACGATTCTACACTTTCTAAACATAAAAATGAGGTTTCTCAACTTAAATCTCAGCTTGAAAACACGGAAATAGTTCCACCTAAAACAAAGGCAGAATTAGAAACGTGGAAACTTAAATATCCAGATGTATACGATATTATGAAAAGCGTAGCCATTACGGAATCTAAGGAACAAGCTAAATCTGTAGAAAATAAATTGCAAACATTGCAACAAGCACAAGTAGAAGTTTCTAAAAAAGAATCTGAACTTGAGCTTCTAAATTTACATCCCGACTTTAAAGAAATTCGTGCAACAGATGAATTTCATGACTGGGCTAAAAATCAAGACCAGACTATACAATCATGGCTTTATGATAATACTAGTAATCCTATATTATGTGCAAGAGCTATTGATTTATATAAAATGGACAAGAATTTTCCCTCTCATAAAAAATTAAATAAGGATACAAAAAAGGAAGCAGCTCAAGCAGTAACAGCAACTAAAAAAGATACAGGAAAGAATATAGGAGAGAAAAAAATTTGGAGTGTTGCAGAGATAGCAAAAATGAAACCTTATGAGTTTGTAAAAAATGAAAAGGAAATTGATTTAGCTAGAGCAGAAGGTAGGATTCGTAATTAATCTTAACAGTCTATAGGAGGACTAAATTATGGCTATTGCAAAAGGTGCCGGATATACAAACTTACCTTCGGGTAATTGGTTACCGGTAATATACAGTCAAAAAGTCCAAAAGTTCTTTAGAACTGCATCAGTAATAGAAGATATTACTAATACTGATTATGCAGGTGAGATTGAAAATTTCGGAGATACTGTCAACATAATTAAAGAGCCAACAATTAGTGTAAACTCTTACGTTAGAGGTGGACATATTGCTATTCAAAATTTAGCAGATGACCAACTTCAAC